GCGCAGGCCATCTGGGACGGCTTCGTGGACGCCATCGTGGACGGGATCGTGTGGCTGCTGCGCAAGAACCACGAGATCTGGGGAGGCATCCAGGACACTATCTCCGGTGTGCTTTCCGGGATCGTGAAGTTCGGCAAGGACACGTGGAACGGGTTCGTCGAGTTCATCCGGAACGCTGTCGGGCGCATCGGCTCCTTCCTCGGTGGGATCTGGAACGGCATCACGGGCGGTCTGCGTAGCGCACTGAACGGTGCGATCGGTCTGATCAACCAGGCCATCTTCGGCATCAACGTGCTGATCGGCGGGGCGAACCGTGTCCCCGGCGTGTCCATCCCGGGTATCCCGTACATCCCGTTCCTCGCGGACGGCGGCATCGTGGACTCCGCGACGCTGGCTGTCATCGGTGAGCAGGGTCCTGAGGCCGTCGTGCCGCTGAACAAGGGACTGCCCGGGCTCGGGGGCACACAGGAGGTCGTCATCCGTCTGGAGGGTGACGAGGACCTAGTGCGCCTGTTCCGACGAGGCATCAAGGACCGAGGCGGCGACGTACAGGCCGTCCTGGGTACGTAGGAGAGGATGGGGCCATGGTCGACTACATCACTGAACTCCTGGTGGACGGCGAGTGGCAGAACATCACCCCCGACGTGCGTGACTCCGCTCCGATTGTGATGGAGCGGGGTCGCCGTGACTGGGCGACGGACGCTGACCCGTCCACGCTCTCGCTCCGGCTGAACAACGGCGTCAGCCGGGCGGCTGCCGGGGTGCAGGGACGGTACTCCCCGCGTAACCCCCGCAGTGACCTGTTCGGCAAGATCGGGCGTAACACGCCCATCCGCGTGCGCAAGGACGCGGCCCGGGACGCCTTCATGGTGCTGCCCGGTGCCGAGTCGTCCTACGCCGCCACGCCCGACGTGGCTGCGCTCGATGTCGTCGGTGATCTGGAGATCCGCCTGGACTTCCACCCGCCGACGTGGCGACCAGACGAGGACTTCGGCCTGGCCCGCAAGTACGACCTGAACAGCGACGAACGCTCCTGGGCGCTCCTGCTGGACTCCACGGGCATCCCGTACTTCCGCTGGTCCCCGGACGGCACGATCACGAACGCCATCACGATCTTCGCCACGGAGGCCATCCCCTCCGACAGCGGTCGCGTGTCCCTCAAGGTCACGCTCGACGTGAACAACGGCGCGGCAGGGAACGACGTGACGTGGGAGATCGCGACGGACGGCATCGACGGCACGTACACGCAGTTGGGTGACGTGGTCACGACGGCGGGCGTCACCTCCGTGTACGCGGGTACCGCTCCGCTGGAGATCGGGCGTGTGAACGACCCGGACGGCACGGGCATCTTCTCGATCCCGCTCCAGGGAATCGTGTACGGCTTCTCGTTCCGCAGCAGCATCGGCGGGACGGAGGTGGCCAACCCGGACTTCACCGTCCACGAGCCCGAGGTGCGCACGTTCACCGACGACGCCGGGCGCGTGTGGACGCTCAACGCCTCCGCCGCGCTCGTGGACCAGCGCATCCGCTTCACGGGTGAGGCGAAGTCCTGGCCTCTGGAGTGGGACCTGTCCGGCGCGGACCGGTGGGTGAAGTTGACCGCTGCGGGCATCACCAGGCGGCTCCAGCAGGGCCGTAAGCCGCTCAAGTCGTCCCTGTTCCGTGACCTGTCCGTGAAGGACGACATCGTGGCGTACTGGCCCCTGGAGGACGCGAAGGGCGCTACCCGGTTCAACGCCGGGCGGCCGGACGACGCCTCGTTCCTGGAGCCGTTCCAGGAGGTGACGGTCGCTGGCGACGACGACACGTTCTTCGCGTCCGCACCGCTGCCCACCATCGAGGCCGGGCGGATCACCGGTAACACGCCGTCGTACTCCGGCGCGGACGACCAGCGGATGGTGTTCCTGCTCTCGATCCCCGCCGACGTCACCTGGGCCTCGGAGCAGACCCTGGTGCGGGTATACACCTCAGGCACCATCGAACGCTGGGAGATCTCCAAGACCGCAGCCGACGCCACGCGCATCCGCGCGTACGACCGGGACGGCGTGGAGGTCGAGAACAACCTCCACGCACTGAACATGTTCGGCGTGCCCTGTGCGTTCTCCCTGTGGCTCCAGCAGGACGGCGCGGACGTGGACTGGCAGACCGCGATCTTCCCGCTCGACGGCACCACCGCTCTCGCCGCCACGCAGACCATCACGGGGGAGACCTTCGGCCGGATCACCCGGATCTCTCTCGGTACTCCGGGTAATGACTACGAGGGCACCACGTTTGGGCACCTGTTCATCCTGAACGACGACGTGCAGTCGATCTGGGACACGATCCGCAACTCGATGGTCGGCTGGACCGGGGAGACCGGGCTGGACCGTCTGGTGCGCCTGTCGAACGACGAGAACCTGCCTGCCGTGCGGATGATCGGCGCGAACGACTCGGAGACCATGGGTCCGCAGTTGATCAAGACGCAGATGGACCTGTTCCGTGAGGTGCCTACGGCTGACCTGGGCATCCTCACGGACCGCCCCGATGCCATCGGTCTCCAGTACCGCTCCCGGATCGACCTGTACTCGCAGGAGCCCGTGGTGACGCTCGACTACTCCAGCGGGGTGATCGCTGAGCCGTTCCGCCCCGTGGAGGACGACCAGGCGGTCGTGAACGAGGTCACCGTGGAGCGTGTGCGTGGCGCGTCGTACACGGCGGCGGACACGATAGGGCCGCTGTCCTCGCTGGACCCGCCGTCCGGCGTCGGGCTGTACGACATCTCCCAGGAGGTGAACATCGATTCGGACGAGCGGCTGGAGGACCAGGCGTTCTGGCGGCTGCACCTCGGCACGATCGACGAGATGCGGTTCCCGGAGATCACCCTGAATCTGCGCAACGAGCGCGCCGCCGCGCTGGAGGACGCCATCCTGTCTGTGACGGAGGGCGACATCCTGCGGGTCTCCAACCCGCCCGTGTGGCTGCCTGGTGGGCCGTACGACCTGCTCGTGGAGGCCATCCGGGAGGAGAAGACGGCGGTCACGCACGAGATCACGTTCACCTGCTCCCCAGGCAGCGCGTGGGATGCGTTCATGCTCGACAGCGCGGAGTACGGACGCCTGGACACGGGTGGCTCGTCGCTGATGGCGGGGGCCGCTCTGCTGCTCGACGGTGTGTCGCCGGGGCGCGCGTCGACGCCGGACACCGCAGCCCTGGACATCGTGGGCGACCTCGACGTTCGGGTGCACCTGGCGATGGACGACTGGACACCGGCAGCGGCTACGGCAGCGGTCAGCAAGTGGCTGACCGTGGGCGTGGACCAGCGGTCGTGGACGACACGCGTCAACACGAGCGGCACCCTGCAACTGTTCTGGTCCGAGGATGGTACGGCCGTCCTTTCGGCCACCTCGACGGCCGCACCGACGGTGGCCGACGGTGAGCCGCTGTGGCTTCGGTACACGCTCGACGTGGACAACGGCGCCGCTGGGCGTGACATCCGGTTCTATACCAGCACCGACGGCGAGGCGTGGACCCAGCTCGGCGCCACGGTCACCCAGGCCGGTGTGACGTCGATCCACTCGGGGACCGCTCAGGTCAACGTCGGCGCGTACAACGACGGCGGGTCGGAGCGCCTGGCGGGCCGGGTGTTCTCCGCTGAGATCCGGAGCGGGATCGCCGGGACGATCGTGGCGAACCCCGACTTCGGTGTGCTGCTCGCCGGGACGACGTCGTTCTTCGACAGCACCGGCAAGCCCTGGACCGTCAACTCACCCGCCGTGATCGACGTCGGGAAGATCCTCGTGGCCACGGACACCGGTTCTCAGGTGTGGATCGACTCGGCAGCATTCACGGACGCGGACGACTTCCCGTTCGACATCCTCGTCGCTGGTGAGGTCATGCGGGTCCTGTCGATCACCGGGACCACCTCACCGCAGGAGTTCACCGTGCAGCGGGCCGTGAACGGCGTCGTGAAGACACATGCCCTGGGCACCGACGTAGCCTTGGCCAAGCCCTCGTACCTCTCGCTGTAAGGAGCCAGACATGACACTCCAGTACCTCGCCGGGCAGCGGCTGACCGCCGACGCGCTCCAGCGCGCTGTACCCGACCGGGTGGTGCAGGGCAGTGACCAGACGGTCGCGTCCTCGACCACGCTCGTGGACACCGACATCGTGATCACCGTGGATGGTCTGCTCAGGATCGACCTGGTCGTCAGGTGGAGGGCTGAGGGTGGTGGTATCCGGTGGGCCTGGGACCAGGGGGTGGGGATCACCAACATCTCCCGGCACTCGCAGTCCGCTGGTAGTGGTGCCGCTGGTAGCGCGAGTGACCTGACGACCACACGGCTGCGCGGCGCGACGGTGCTCACCACTGTGCTCCAGATCGCTCAGTTCAATACTGGCGTCGATCACAGCATGCAGGAGCAGGTGACCGTGGACGGCTCGGGGACGCTCACCTTCCAGTTTGCTCAGGCGACGTCGGACGTCGCCGACACCACGATCTTCGCCGAGTCGTACGCGCTGATCACCCGGCTGGGGTCATGACCACCGACGACGCCGTCAAGATTCTGGAGGCCGTGGGTGACTCGTGGCCCGCTGCCGTGGTCGTGGTCTCCCTCGTGGTGGGGTTCATCGCTGTGCGGGCGCTGCCGAGGCTCAAGGAGATCGTGGAGGGCCTGCGCGAGGTCCGGCACGAGTTCACGAACAACTCGGGCAAGACGGTGCGGGACGCTATTGACCGGATCGAGAAGCGGGTGAACGAGCAGGGTGAGGCCCTGGACGCGCACATCGTCGAGGCTCGTGGGCGTGATGAGGCGGATCTGGCCTGGAAGGCGCAGGTGGAAGACCTGCTGACCCAGGATGACGAGTAAGCGTACTTTGCACTCCACCTTATGACTGGACCTTGGATACGCCTACAGGTGGATACCTACACAGATGCGATAGTAGGTCGCCATGAATGCGCAGGTCAGGGCGGGTGATGCGTTCAACGCAGGACCTCGGGTGGCCGCACATCGGGTACCCCTCACAGATGTGATAGCAGCATGTGGCGTGATGGTATCTCGTCACGAAAAAGGGCCTGCGTTGATCGCAGGCCCTTTTTCGTCTAGTCAGATACTCACTCTCCCCAACCCAACTCCTTCACCACGGCGTCCATGTACACGCCTCGGACCTTGCTGTTGAACAGCCCCCGGAACTTCTTCCACTCCTCGCCACTGGGCCTGGCCCCCGGCTGGAACCCCTTCTCCAGGGCACGGGCGACATACTCGCCGACTCGCTGGACGAACACGTTCTCCGCTCGGGTGGTCATCGCCTTCTCGACGCCCTTCTCCTCGGCGCGCTCCATCACGGCAGAGAACTGAGCCTCAATCGCCTCGGCGCGGGTCTCGTCGGAGCGCTCCATCACATACTGGGCCAGGGTCCAGTCGTCGAGGCTGACGTTCGCCCGGCCGTCGAGGACAGCGAGCGCCGTGGCGACCTTGAGCGTGTTCATCGACTTGTGGCCGTCGATCTTCTCGATGGTCGAGTCGTCGTAGCGGTACTCCTGGTCGAACTCGTGCGTCTGGTCGAGGACCTGACCGTCGGTGGGGATGACCTCCGGCCAGTCCTGGGTGCCGATCGTCATGGCGTTCACCGTGGCCTGCGTACGGCGAGTGGGTGCGATCTCGGGGCGCTTCACGTCCGAGCGGACCCACAGGAACCGACCGGCGACGCCGCGCGCTACCGCGTCGGCCGACACCAGGGACTCGCAGCGCCCCGGCTGGCCTCCGATGCTCAGCGTGGCGCGGTAGGTGCCCTTGTAGAGCGTGGAGTCGTTGCCTCCGGCGCGCACCCCGCCGATCGTGTCCCCGGTGACCATGGAGAGCACAGTGCCGACCATCGTGGAGCCGGAACGGTCAGCCTTGGCGGAGAAGTCCGTGATCTCGTCGAAGACGAACGCGGAGGCCCGGTCCTCGTCGTTCCACACGAACACCTTCACGTCCGCGACGCTGGTCCACGTGCCGTACGAGTCGATGATCCCTTCGCCGGACCGCACGCCGTGCGGTCGGTAGGGCTTCTCCCACTCGAACAGTCGGTGGACCAGGTCCTGGGCGGAGGACTTCCCGCCGCCGCTGCGCCCGTAGAGGATCGAGGCGAAGTTCGGCACGAGGCCGTAGATCCGGTGCGTCTGCACCTTGGTGCCGTACGGGACCTGCTGGAGTGCGCCTTCGATCGCGAGGGCGAGGATGTGCCACGGCGACGCGAAGTTGCTCGTGGAGTTCTCGTGGATGTGCTTGAGCGCTTCGCGCGCGGTCCAGAACTCGGAATCTTCCATCGGAGTGCCTTCCTGGCAGTTGTTACTTGCCCGCCGCTCGCGCGGCAGACTGGATGGTGCGCTCGATCTCGTGCGTCCCGAGCCCCGCAGCGATGGCTGCCTCGGCCAGGAGGGTGATGTCCTGGCTGCCCGCGCCCTCCTGGAACATCTTGTAGGCCGCCCAGTTGAGCAGCGCGTTGCGCCCGCCCTCCTGCGCCTTCGCCATCGTGGCGATGATCGCCTCGAACCCGCGCGGGCCGCGCTGACGGCCGTACTGCCGCTTGTAGGACGCCACGACATCCACGGGCTTGGCGTCCAGCGAGCGCATGATCCACTCGGGCAGCGGCCAGGGGGTGGTGTCCACGACGACCTCGTACGCGCCGCCACCGATGTGCGACGGCGGCATGACCACGTAGCCGCCGTTGCAGCGGGTGTCGATGCCCTTGCCGATCTTCCCGGCGCTGGTGGTGTGCTTCCAGGCGGGCGGGTAGGAGAAGTAGAAGTGCGCGCCGCCCGACGGCGTGGAGATCATCCGCGTGGGCGGGAGCAGGCCGTAGATCTCCTGCACGCGGTCCAGGGTCTCCTGCCCGCCAGCGCCGTTCTTCACGTCCACGTCGAGGACGAACAGGCCCGAGCGCTCCCCCGTCGCGAGCGCGAGGTTGCCCCCTGCGGCCAGGTGGGCGGTCGCGCCGTCCTTGTCGACGTAGTTCCAGTGGTTGGTGTCGGGGATCTTCGAGTCGTGCTGGAGGGTGATGTACCGGTGGGTGTCCATGCTGGAACTCCTGGTCCTAGTCGTTCTTGGTCTTCGGGGTGAACCGGACGTACAGGACGTCCGGTCCGTCAGTGCGGTTCTCCAGGCGGTAGCCGTTCGTCTGCGCCCAGTAGCGGGCGGTGCTGGCCCGGGAGTAGGACTCGGTACCGTGCCAGTCCTCTCCGCGCACCAACTTCCACCACTCGCCGTCTGCGTACTCGTTCCACACGCCCCGCTTGGCCAGTCGGGGGGGATTCTGCTTGGTTGCCATGTTCCTAGCCTACCACGCCTGGTTCTACGCCTTGCACCCGTCCCGCTTTTTGTGGGGTGGGATCGACGTCCCCCAGCGTTTTCGCAGGTCAGCGTGGGGTGGGACGGTGGGACGGTGGGACGATCGACCGCGCGAGCGTGGGAAAAACCAGCAAATGCATATTAAGTGCTTTTCTATATACAAGATCTTCCTCCGTTCAGGCTCGCGTGGGGTGGGACCGTCCTACCCGTCCCACGGCACCTGACCTGGGGTTATGTCGTCCTACCCCACCGTCCCACCGAAGGATCGATCCCACCCTGGGCGACCCCTGGCTGGTCCCACCGGATGCGGACTTGACCACCCCCACTGGGGGAGGTAGGGTTAGGGCATGAGCACAGAGAAGAAGACCCGGAAGGACCGCATCCTCGCCGTCCTCCCCGACCGCGACCTCCCCGGCCTGGGCCGCAACGAGATCGCCGCCCTCACCAACCTGGACCGCGCAGACGTAGGTGCGCTCCTGCGCACCATGGCCGTGGAAGGCACCGTCTCCAACGGCGGCACGATCAACCGAGGCTCCTGGACCAAGACCGAGGACACCAAGTGATCGACAACGCACTCACCCTCCTGTCCTACGTAGCACCCATCCTCGCCGCCATCGGCGTCACCTACGTCGCCGGATACATCCACGGCACGCTCGGCATCGTCACCACCCTCTTCCCCCGGAAGGACCCGAAGTGAACCCCACCGGCACCCGCAACTCCAAGCAGCGCCTCGCCGTCGTCCTCAACGGCATGGCGGACTCCTGGTCCAACAGCCACGCCAGCGTCCACTACAGCGTCGGCACCTGGGTCTGGTTCACCCCCACCGGAGTCGGCCAGTCCGACGACTGGATGGACGCCCTCATCGCAGTAGCCGACCACCTCACCGACTAACCCAGCCTTCAAGGCACAGAAAAGGGGTGGGAGCGTTCCGAACTCGCTCCCACCCCGAACGGAAGGAAAGCACATGAGCACTCTCACGAAGCCCCGAGGCCGAGACCTCACCGGACAGACCTTCGGCACCCTCACCGTCCTGGAGCGCGACGGACACAGCGCCCACATGGTCGCCTGGCTGTGCCACTGCACCTGCGGAGCCGTCGTCACCAAGCGCGGCACCTACCTCACCAGCGGCACCACCAGCACCTGTGGTGACGCCCTCGCGCACAAGCGAGCAGCCAACGGCACCGGCGTCGACTACCACGCCGCCCACGGACGCCTCCGGGCTGCGCACGGCCCCGCCAGCGCCTACACGTGCCCCTGTGGTCAGCCCGCCAAGGTCTGGGCGTTCCTCGGCTGCGAGGACGCCATCACCGGGCCAGGAGGCACGAACCCGTACTGCGCGCACGCCTGCCCCGACGAGTACCAGCCGATGTGCATCCCCTGCTCCCGCACCGCTGACCGGGCCGTCCGTGCCCAGATCGGATCGATGTCATGACCTTCTTCCTCGGCCTCCTGGTCCCCGTGCTCGCCTACGGCGTCCTGTGCGCCTTCCTCGGCATCTGGGTGCGCGACACCATCCGCATCCACTGGCCCACCATGGGCGAGGACACCGCTGCACGGGTCCTCAGCGCTCGTGTGAGCCTCCTGAGCGGCCTCAAGGACCTCCTGGGCAGGATCGGACGATGAGCCCGTTCCTGTGGCTCCTGTGGGCCGTGTGCGCGTTCGTGCTCCTGGTCGTCATCACTGCGATGGTCTTCGTCATCCGCGACTCCTTCCTCGCCCACAAGCCCTGCCCCCGCTGCGGCTACGAACCCGGCGTCGAAGACACCTACATCCCCACCGACTGGCCCCACCCCGGAGACATCGACGAAGGTCCACCGGTACGGTGAACCAAGAAGCCCCCCACACGGCGGAGTGCCCGTGTGGGGGGCTTCTTCATGCCCAGGTACCGTAGGGCTAGCAATAACTAGAATCGGGCATCTAACTAGAGGAGTTGTCATGGTGGCAGCAGACAACGGACGACTCAACCAGCGCGACCAGAAGATCTGGCACGACTACACCCTCGGCGGCAAGACGCTCGTTGCGCTCGCTGAGGAGCACGGCGTGTCCTACCAGCGCATCAGCCAGATCCTGACCGAGATCCGGGAGAGCCTCCCCCAGGCCGACCGGCAACTGATCGTCGATGCCCGCCTTGCCCAGATCAAGGCCATCGGTGACGCCCTCATGCCCGGCCTCCTCATCGGAGACAAGGACGACATCGCCTCCTGGCGCAAGATCGTGGACCGCGAAGCCAAGTACCTCGGCCTCGACGCAGCCGAGAGGGTCGAGATCAGCGGAGGCGTGCGCTACGAGATCACCGGCCTCCCGGATGAGTAAGACCCTCGTCCGGGTCGAGATGCGCGGCCCCATGCGGGACCTGTTCACGACCACCGACAGCGTCATCATCAGCGGCCCAGCAGGCACCGGGAAGTCCTTCCAGACCCTCCTGTGGCTGCACCTCGTCATGCTCAAGTACCCCGGCACGCGCGCCCTCGTCGTCCGCAAGGTCGCCCGCAGCCTCACCGGCACCACCCTCGCCACGTTCCGCGACAAGGTCGCCATCGAAGCCATCGAGAGCCGCCTCGTGCACTTCTACGGCGGCTCAGCAGCCGAACCCGCATCGTTCCGGTACGACAACGGCTCACGCATCATCGTGGGCGGCCTTGACGAGCCCCAGCGGATCATGGGCTCCGAGGTGTCCATCGTCCTCATCGACGAAGCCATCGAGACCACGCAGCGCGACCTTGACATGCTGCGCACCCGCCTCCGTGGGGCCAAGGACACGGCCTACCCGCACTACCGCCTGGTCATGCTCACCAACCCCGGCATCCCCACGCACTACCTCAAGACCGCTGAGGGCGTCCGCATGGCGTACTCCACGCACCGCGACAACCCCGCGCTCTACCAGGACGGGCAGTGGACCAGCGAGGGAGACCGCTACCTGGCCGAACTGCGGAACCTCACCGGCGTACAGCGCTCACGCCTGCTCGACGGCAAGTGGGTCGCCTCCGAAGGCACCATCTGGACCGGGTACGACCCTGCTGTGCACCTCGTGGACCGCTTCGTCATCCCTGCCGACTGGACGCGCTACTGGTCCGTCGACTTCGGGTACATCCACCCGTTCGTCGCGCAGTGGTGGGCCGAAGACCCCGACGGGAATCTGTACCTCTACCGGGAACTCGTGCACACGAAGCGGCTCGTCGAGGACCACGCCAAGCAGATGCTCGCCCAAGTCATCACCGATGGCGCATGGACCGAGCCCAAGCCCAAGGCGATCCTCACCGACCACGCAGCGGAGGACCGCGCCACCCTGGAGAAGCACCTCGGGCTCAAGACGAAGCCCGCCAAGAAGACCGTCTCGGATGGGCTACAGGCCGTCGAGTCACGCTTCAAGGTGTCCGGCAACGGCAAGCCCAGGCTGATGATCATGAAGGATTCCCTCATCGAAATAGACTCGGACCTCGCGGCCGAGTCCAAGCCCATCGGTCTCGCTGAGGAAATCCCCGGCTACGTGTGGGCCGACCACAAGACCAAGGAAATGCCCGTGAAGGTGGGAGACGACGCCTGCGACTGCTGCCGTTACGTCGTCGCACACCTCGACCTCGCGGGGAAGAGCACCTACAACGTCAGGAGCCTGGGATGACCACGTTCAGCGATGCGTTCGCGCAGACGTACACCGAGCGGCGGCGGGTCACAGCAACCCGCGTCCGCAAGCCCCGCAAGCCCGTCCTCGTCGTCCTGGGCACCCTCCTGGCGACAGCAGCCGCCTGGATCGCTGTGCGGGTCGTGAAGGGCAAGCGCGCCATCATCTACACCGTGGGCTTCGGCTTCATCGACTACGGGATCTTCGGCTGGAATGCACTGGTGGGATACGCTGCGATCGGGGTCTCACTCCTGATCCTGGAGATGCTGAGCGGAGGGGATGAGCAGTGAAGTCGCTCAAGACGCTGATGAACCGCTCGCCCGTCCCGTACGTGACCGAGGCCCAGGCCGCTACGCGCGGCTTCGGCGGCTTCGGCACCGACGAGACCAGCCCCGTCGACCAGAAGCGCATGATGGACCTCTACGGCTCCCTCAGCACCCTGTTCGCGATCGTGCACGCCACCTCAGAGGCCACCGGGCGCGTCGACTGGAAGTTGTGGCGCAAGAGCGCCACCGGCAGCGACGAGGACCGTGTAGAAGTCCTCCAGCACCCCGCCCTGGTCGTCTGGAACAAGCCCAACCCGTTCTACACGCGGCAGGAACTCGTCGAGTCCGTGCAGCAGCACGTAGACCTCACGGGCGAGGGCTGGTTCACCATGGCCCGCGATGTCCGGATGCCGTCCCTCGGCCCCACCGAGATCTGGCCCGTGCGCCCGGACCGTATGCACGTCGTGAAGTCCCCCACCGAGTTCCTGACGGGCTACATCTACCGTGGCCCGGACGGCACGGAGGTGCCGCTGGAGAAGGACGAGGTCGCCCAGATCCGGATGCCGAACCCCCTGGACCCCTACCGGGGTCTCGGACCGGTGCAGTCCCTCCTGGCGATCCTGTACGGGCAGAAGGCCGCCCTGGACTACAACCGGCTGTTCTTCATCAACGGCGCAGGCCCCGGGGGCATCATCGAGTTCCCTGAGGAACTTGACGACGACGAGTGGCGTCGGTTCACCCGCCGCTGGGCGTCTACGCACCAGGGTGTCGCGAACGCGCACAAGGTCGCGACGCTCGAAGGCGGCGCGAAGTGGGTGGAGCGCAACTACTCGTACAAGGACATGCAGTTCACGGAACTCACTGGCGTCAGCCGGGACATGATCCGTGAG